CAGGATCGAACCCGAACTCCGCACGATTGAAGACGTTGTACATTCTCATGGTGGTGTCCTCAAGCCACAGACGATTGTCGTCGTCCTGCATGAGGGCTTCATCTTCTAGCTCAAGAGAAAACCACTTGAGGCTCGTGAGGTAACCATGAAGACCAGCAGCAAACTGCTCGTTAGCGTAAGGGGCAGTCGCATCGAAGATCTTCTGGTTTCGCTTCGTGCCAGGGCTACGCTTGACCGTGAAGTCACGACTCGGCAGAACAAGCTCGGCGGTCTCTTGCCACAAGGACTCGAAGTTACGCCGATCTGCACGGACACGGTCGAATGCCTTGATAGTCTCCGATGCGTCAGCCATCAGGCGCCTCCGAGCAGGGATCTCACACCGATACCAGTGCCTGACTGGTTCTTCAGCTGATCGCCACTACCGCCTGTGAGAATGGTACTCGATCGACCAGACGCTGACGCAGCGCGACGACGTTCTTCTTCACCGGCAGTCTGAACCTCGGCTTGACTTTTCTGAGGTGGCTGCGGCGGAGGAGTAGCAGGTGTCTTGGGGGCATTAAACATTAGATCTCCTCGATCACGAGACGCTGATGAGAATGGACATACTCCATGGCGAACAGACCCACAGGCTGGATGGTGTCCTTAATCTCGGAAGGCTTACGAACCCACACTTTCTTCTTGGTGTCATAAACTTCCTTGACCACACGAACCCGCTTCGGGCCACGGGAAACGATATCTACCTGTGTAGTCATGGTCATTCTCCAAAAGGGTTATAATCTGAGTAAGTGAGTGGCTGGCGAACTCGCTGGGAGTCAGGCGCAAGAGGATTGAAGTTGCTGTCGGCGTGCGTCTGAATTGGTGTGCTGCTGCGCTCCCGCATTCCCACAGCGCCATATCGGAAGGCATCGGCCCCATGAGACGTCCAGTCATGAACTGGGTGATCGCCGAAGCACTTGCGGTCTTCATCCCATTCTTTCCTGTATTCTTTCAAGGCACGAATGCCGCGATCACAGGTCGCACGATTGAAGTAGCAACGGAACAAGAGAGATCGCACAGCCGTGACACCCTCCTGAACCAACAGCTTCTTAGCCACAGTAAATCGTATACCAAGCGTGGTGGCTTGCTCAATGATCTTTTTACCTGTGCCAAACTCGGTCTTTTTGAGGTCATGAGGCCCTATGTGGCGCCCGTACGCGTAGGGACGTTCGTCGAGGATTTTCTTGTAGTGCTCGATCCCTTTGCCGCTTGCCTCATAGTAGTCGATGATGTTGACCTTCATACCCTGCACCTGAGCGAACCAGATGCTGGTAGAGTCCCGTGTGCCGATATCCCACCAGGTGTCCACAGGCAGACGGGGATCCCACGGCACTTCGCCGATACGCCCCTGTGCCTCCGCTTCCTTCATCGCATCGCCGTAGTAGCTGCCGATTAGAGGCGCATCGAAAGACACGTAGTATTCCTGATCGATCAGCTCAGGCGCCATGCCACTCAGTCGATCTTCCTCGATGATCTCTTGCGTAATAACAGGAACCTTACGGCCTTCCTCGTCATGCTTCCAAGTATCGTCGACTGACAGTTTCTGCACGAACCAGCGACCTGGCCACTTGGGCACGAGCTTCTCGACTGCATTCTGATACAGTTCATACCCGTGATTACGTCCGCGGGGTGTGTACGGGAAAATCGCCCAGCCCTCGTTTTCGGACAAGATAGGTCTGAGCAAGTCCCAAGCTCGAGGATCCTGCAGCGGGTACTCGGACATGACCACACCCACAGGATTAGCTCCAACCAGCCTATCGATGTTGTCGGTGCCCACCACCTGCCAAATAGAACCGTTAACGAGCTCGATGAGCATCTCATCTTCGACTGGTCCGCGCTTGATGAGCTGCTTAGGCCAGAAGTCGAGGAACCTGCGTCCTTCTTTCGTTGCGCCATTCCACAGTGCCTTTCTCCCCTGGTTGTAAGTGGGAAAGACATGCCAGTACATCCCCACACGCTGCATCGACGAACGCACAGTCCAGTTGAGCCCGAGATTGTCCTTGCCGGCACGGCGATGCCACACAAGGAGAACTCGCTGCGCTCCTGCCTCTAAGGCTCGCCAGGCGGGCAGCTGGTAGTCACGAGGAGCCCAGTTATACGGCAGGGTGACCACGGTGTCGTTGTCTGGGTCGTCACTCGTCAATGCTCTGCGCTTTTCTTCGCGAGCTAAGCGCCGGGAGCTCCTCGAAGCGAGCCTCGCGGATCTGCGTGCCTTGGCTATTTTGGCTGGGAGAAACAACTTTGCCATCGATCACCTTCCCTTCCTGGCTCATGATCTTCACAATGACGTTGCCCGACTGGTCCATGGTCACATCCATAGCCTTCAGGTCAGGCGCGACCTTGGCCGCGAGGATCTCGTTCGCTTTCATGCGCTGATCCATCGTTGGGTAGACCAAGCGCACGTACTTACCAGTGTCGTTGGGGCTCGCTTTCACACGCTGGCCCTTGGCTACTCTGATGAGGAACCCCACAGGATCTGCTTCTTCGCCAATTCGTTTGCGAGTGAGCTCGAGGCGGGCTGATGCGTTGAGAGCTTTCTGCGATCTCGCTGGTGATTTAGTGCGTGCCATCTTGATCTTGATCCTTCTTTCTGCAGCTGCTAAACTGCGTGGGAGCTCTAGGAACGTACATACGGCTCGGCAATGGGGGAAACGGCCCCGAACCATGATGGATGATGGCTGGTCCATCGTCAACCGGAGTGAGACCTTCTGTATAGCGGCCACACCGCAAGCGCAATGATTTCAATAACTTGGCACCCATCATTTTGTCGCATAATCGACATTATGTAAGCATGGATCGATTTGATGGATGCGGATTGGATGGGTCGTCGGAACAACGTGTTGGGTCGCATCGATGGACGATCGATCGAGCGTTGATTGACTGGATCACACGTCAAAAAACAACGCATTCACACGTCGGGTCGGACGAAAAAACGTCCAAAAATCCAAACAAAATCAATGCGATCAAGGAAAGCAATAAAATTTCAAGATTTCATGTTGACGACATCTGATGACCCGTGCATCATTGGATCATCGAAACGCAATGACGCGGATCGATCATCGAAAAGGAAATATGCAAATGACGACGATCTCTGAACTCTGCAATGCGAACGGCCTGAACGCGAAGGTTGTGCGTGCGAAACTCCGCCGCGCCGTCAAATCGGGAGAGCTGAAAATCTCCCACGATCATCGCTCCAACTGGGCCGTCAATCCCGCCATCCTCTCCTTCCTGGGCCTTGGCCTGAAACCGAAAAAGAGCACTGCTCCGAAAAAGAGCGCTGCCAAAAAGGCCGCCTGACGCAACTGGGCGGGTGTCGCTGATGATGCCCGCCCAATTTCCCCACTCCACTGAGGAGAACTGGACCATGACAAATCGCACGATCAAAGACGCCCGCATCATCTGCCGGGACCTGAAAAACGCTGGGTACGACATTGAAATTGTGGACCACGACCATGACGGTCGAGAGCACATGATCCACATGATGGCGAAGCATCGAAATGACCCCATTCGGACCATGATGGTTAAAATCGACGTGGGCGACCTCCGCGAAATCGATATCAGCCTGTGGCGTGATTTGCTCGACATCTGATGCAACGTGCGGGGCGGGTGTAATGCCTGCCCCCACTTACCTGGAGAACATTGATGCTGAAGACCACACACATGATTTTCGCCCGCATCGTGAAGCGGAACAACGCAAAGCCTGCTGTGGCGTGCGACCGCTTCATCCACTATCACGACCCACACGGAAAGGAGGTAGCGCTGAAGATCCTGCCACGGGTGTATGATCGCGAGACCCCCGTTGAATACTGGATACGGAAGGACTGCTAATGAGAGACACCATCCTGGCCGCATGTAAATCACTCTGGCCTGAAATGAACCCACAGGTTGAGTTCGGGAATGTGGTGCTGCATTCTGTTCCCACAGATGATGACCCGATACCATGGTCGGTGTACGAGATCACACCCACAGACACTATCATCATCGTCCACGGCTTCGACGAACCGCTCGACAGTGGTTACGAGGTGGGTCAGTTCCACACTGTGGCGGAAGTGCTACAGGCAATCGCAATGGATATGGAGACTAGCCAGTCATGAATTGGGAAGATCGCGTCACGGACAAAGAGTACGAAATCATCAAGGCCGCGCTGAAGCAACTCAAGCGGCGGAAGCTCCATCCAGATGATTGTTATTCCATCCTCACGCGAAATGGCATGAAGCCTGAGGAGGCATCAGAGATAATCGGCCACTAGGTAAAAAATAGGCCCGGGTGTTTATGCCTGGGCCTTTTCTTTTGGCTTCGTCAGTGGTCGATATAGCGACCGCGTTTCTTTAGACGAAGGCCATCAGCCTCGCCTTTAGCCTGTCCCATCAATTCACGGATCCGCTCCCTATTAGGCTGAGCAACCCCCATCTCCTCACGCCTAATAGCAAGCAAGTCGTATCGCCAGGACCAGCGACCTCCGTATTTCGGATCACGGGCAACTGTGAGAAATTCACTGTGGGGCATAGCACGACGAACTTCACTTCGATGACGTGACATCCCAAGCGTACCCATCATGCTGCGAACAGCCACAGCTGACGCCACACCATCCTGATCGCGTAACCACACCCAGAGCAATCGTGCAGCCTCACGGATCTCTCGCTCACTCACTCGCTTATGGCGTGACTCCTTACGTTTCAACAACCGCTCAATCCGCTCCAAACGATCCAATATCTGACCAATTCGATCACTAGCCATCTTATGCTCCAAATCACTGGTTACTCGAGAGAGTTGATGATATTACACTCCGGTACTCGTGCCGTCAAGCGTCCGTTCTATATTACTCTTTTAGATATATATATATAATGATATCAATGGTTTGCCACATTTTGGTGCTCGGTCGCTCTTTTTCACCTTGAGAGAGCAATATGACCATGTTAGTCGCGTCACCACATTTTCGCCACACACCACCACCAGCTCACTCACTCGCATCTTAATTCTCCCACAGAGATTTTATTTGTTACCCAGTGAGACCATTCGATTACAATCGCAAATTCAACTTAGAGGAGACCACTCAGTGTATCTTATCTCTTGCACTAAGCGCAGTGTGACTCGTCTCGCTGGCTCAATATCCAACAGCACACCATATTTCTCATACATCGTCACCCCCAATGTGGCTCAGCATCTCATCGACAATCTCACTCAGTATCTCGCCCTGTGCAGACGGCATGACGATCACGCACCGCTCATCTCTAACGATCACATGGAGATCATCGAGGTAATCCACTCTGTCATTCTACTCACTCGCGAGCAAGCCGACTCACTCGCCCCTCTACTCCTGTGAGAGTCCAGCATATCGAGGTGGTGCATCACACCCGTCTAACGCCACGCGCCACCTCGTTCACCTTCCGCAGCGATCGGCCGTGTCACTGGCTCCAGCGTCTGTGCTTATTCGTGCTC